TTATCCGTTGAGTCATAGCCTTTTTGAAATCCGAATTTGTCGAATTTGCGTAGCTGTGAGCATTTGTCGCATTGTTCGATTTTGTATTCCTCCACAACCTCGCCTTCAAAATAAAGCCGGGCGATCATTTTTTGTGGATTTAAAATTTCAACAAAGTCGCTCATACTTGTGGCTCCCATTTGCCGGTTGATCGCAAGACATACCAAACCGGCTGGCATTGCGTGGCCTTTGTTCGTTCTGTGCAGAAATAGCCGCCCCATGATTTTGGTGCGCCTTCATGTGATTGTTTCCAAACACGATCCCCATGCGAGCAGCTGGGCACATCATTGGCTGACCATTGCGACAGCTCTGATGATCCAAATGATGGCGTTCCGGATAACTCAGCTTCTCCAGCTGTTTGGTAACTCGGCAGATCGCCGTGTTTTGTTGTCCAATAGTCATAGTCGGCAGCGGGTGTTTCGGTTTTGACAAATTGCATTACCTCTTTGGTGGCCTTTTCCGTGCCACCCATGACCAACGCCATCACACGCATCAAAGCCGATGTGACAGTATCCTCAACAAACCAGCGTTTCATATTGGCGTTATAGGCAGCCTGATAGCCGTACGCAAAATCGATGCCGGCCGGTTCAATTTCCGTTTGATTGCGCCATGCCGCGGCACGGACAAGGATCGATCCTTTTTCTGGATCGAAATTGACAATTGTGGCCTCAAGTCGGCCTTCTGGATAAGTCTTGATCCAACGATCTGTGCGCTCTTTGTTGCCTTCATAATTATCCAAGAATCCCATTATTTGGCCGCCTGATCTAGCTGTGAGATGTGGCGAGATACAGCTCGGCCGCGTGTGTAGCCTTGTCGCTGGCCTTCTTTAAATCCTACGGAATAGGCCATAACAGCCCATAAAAATCCTGCAATGACCATAAAGATCACAATTGATAACTCGTTCATTTATTGCTCCCGATTCGGGAACTACTGTGCTTCGCTCCCAAATAAAGAGTGACAGGCACAACCGACAAAATCAACAATCACGCTCAAATTGTGGCGTGTCGCTACTCCATAAGCTTCATATAAAGTGCATCGAGCCGGGATTCGATTCGATTGACTTGATCCTTCAGGCTGCTGCCGCCATTGGGTGTCAGCTCTCGCATGACAGATTTAACCATGAACCGAATTGCTGAATAGACAGCGGCAAGGATCGAAAGGACAAGACCGCCTACCGCTGCCCACTCATTTGGTGTCATTTCCCCGATGAACCAAACGCATTGTCGGCTGGATTAAGCCAACGCATGATGACCGGTACAACAGCTGCAACGCCACCCATTGCCATTTGTTGCCATGTGCCACCGGCCATATAAACGGCCAATGCAGCTGCTACATATGAGCGCAACCATGAAGCTGCAATTGCTTTTGCCTGTTTCATTATTTTTCTCCTTTTGGTCGATCCGGTAAATCACCGGTAAAAGGCTCATAAGTAGGTCGGCCGTAACCGACCACAAATGAGCGTGCTCCCAAAGCTCGTGATTTCACCATGACTTCGCCGCCATTGCGTTGATTACCGGCAGCTGATGTATTGCCTTCAATCGTCACGATCTGTTTTTCTGAACAGCGGATCACCAAACCAATGTGATTGATGATTGTTTTGTCATCATCTACAAAATCAAAAAACACAAAATCACCAATCTTTGGTGTGGTGTGCCATTGCTTCAATTCTTTAAATGCTGAGGCTCCAACCCGAGTGCTGACCACATTTGGCACCTTGACACCGGCTTGAGCTGCACACCAATTGAGAAATGACCCACACCACGGCAGCTTGTCGGCTTTCATAAATTTGCCATATTTTGTTTCATTGTTGCCGGTTTCAGCTGTGCCAACCTCGGCCAACGCAACCTCAATCAAACGCGGCAATGTGCCATTAGGAAATTTCGATTGTGTCATGTTCCACATCCTCACAATCCCATTGAATCGTTGTCATGTTCAAAATTGCCTGAGTATGGCATTTCGGTGTGGTAAAAATATCAAGCTCTTGATCGTAATAATGACCAATGCCAGCATACCTGCCGCGAAAATTGCTATTGTATGAAGTTTGAATCCATCTGCCACCAAAATGAGCAACGCAAAAATCAATGCCTTTTGATTCGGATTCATCTCCATTTTCATCAATCAATTCATTGTTATGAACAACAATCACATTGATAACCATGTTGTTTTCATTTAATTCTGCAAAATGCGCCATTAAAATGTCACCGATCCTGATCCAGTCCATTTGTAAATTTTGTATCCACCCGTATTTGTAAATGTTGGAGATCCTGTTGTCGCAACAGCATCATCAAATGTGTCTGGATACCTAATTACCACAACACCCGAACCGCCCGTATATTGCTTTGTTTGATAATGACCACCTGCGCCGCCGCCTGTATTGGCTGCGCCCGAACTTCCGTTTGTTGTATCTGTTGCACCATTTCCACCGCCACCGCTACCGCCTGAGCCTGCGCCGCCTGTTCCAGCTGCGCCGCCTCCGCCTGCGTAAGTCACACTTGATCCAGTTATGGAGGAACTTAAACCATTGCCTCCGCTCGATGAACTATTTGCAGCTGCGTTGTTTCCCACCGCGCCTGCACCGCCACCGCCTGCGCGTGCTGAAACACCTGTGCAATTTCCTCCGGCATTGCCTTGCCCGGAAGTACCTGCTCCGCCTGTTGCTGATGAACTTGAGCCTGTGCCTGCACCCGAACCAGAACCGCCGGAAACGGGTGTTCCAAATGCGCCACCGCCTGCCATGTTTGCAGATCCGCCGCCACCTATTGATGTGATGCTACCAAAAACAGAATTTCCGCCGCTGCCGCCGTTTCCTGCCGTACCATTTTGATTTGCGCCAATTGCGCCACCTGCGCCAACCGTAACGGTTATCGGGCTACCCGGCGTAACCGACAAACCTGTGGCCGTGCGATAACCGCCAGCACCTGCGCCTGTTGATAAAAAATAAATTGTCGTGGCATTACCACCACCAGAACCGCCGCCACCTGCAACAACCAAGTATTCAACATTTGGCGTTGGATTTATTCGCAATCGGCCAGCATCGAAAATCCCAAGAATAGGCATTATGCAATATCTCCAATGACATACCACGCATCTGTTGCAACCTTTATGCAAGTCAAAGCCGCAAATTGATTGCGACATTTTGGCGCAGCTGATGATGCAGCATTTGACGAAATTGTTGTTGTTCCCGGTGTTGCAGCTGAAACAGTCACTTGACCGGCACCAATTTGGATCAAGTTAATTTGAGTACCAATTGGAAATGCTGCCGTTGCATTTGTCGGGATTGAATAAGTTTGTGCCGATCCATTTGATGCCGTTACCAATTTTCCATTGTCCGCCAAAACAAATGTGTAAGTCGTACCGGTTTGTGCGTTCAATGCCAAGTTGATGACCGGTGCTGTCAATGTTTTGTTTGTCAATGTTTGAGCTGTAGTCAAATCAGCTGTGATGGCTGTGTTGATCGAAAGTGTAACCGCTCCGGATGTGCCGCCGCCCGATAAACCTGTGCCGGCCGTGACCTCTGTGATGTCACCCGGGTTTGGTGATGTCCAAACAAAATCCATGTCGGTGTTGCTGTTTTTTGCAAGAATCTGTCCAGTCGTGCCACCTAATAGATCAGCCATCGATGTTGCGACAGCTTGACCAAATACCTCAAAATCAGCTGGCAAATCTGTCACCAAATCTGTGGCCGTAGGCATCTGCCATGAAAATGGTGTTGTTGGGTTACTCATGTTTCCTCCTTTAGGCCACAATCGTGGCGTTGATCCAATCCAATGTTGGATTGATTGTGTTCCATTTTTCTGTTATCGGTACATCGTTCCAACGCATGGCCTGCAATGAAAACGCAACCGGTGACACAATCATGGAAATGCTGACTTGATTATACGCGGCCGAAAATGTCCAGCCTTCAACAAAACCCAAGAAATCTCCAGAATTCATATTCAATGGCAGATTGGAAATATTGACCGGCATACCCATGAAAACATTGATCAGATCATCCCGATCAGCATCGTCAAGCTCTGGATTTGTTAGCTCAAAAGTGATGTTGTTGAAATTGAATCGTGGGTTTGCTCTGAGCGAAAGGTAAAAAGCTGCCTGATCCTCGGCATCTGCCGCATTGTGCAATGTTGTGCTAATGATCTGCGAAAGCTCGCCATAAAGGCCAATTGATTCAATATCTGATGCTGATTTCTCTGATGAGGATGTTGCACCATATTTGAGTGTAATTGAATTTCGGACATCACCGGCACGCTTTTGGATGCTCAATCCTGATGCCAAAGCATGGTTGGCTGTTAGATCAACATAACCATTGTTGGACAAATAAGTTGTTCGATGTGTGCTGTCGGCATAACTAATCCGGCCTAATGGATCCTCGTAAATGTAGCCCAAGCCGGATGTGGCCAAAGCTGAAACCAAAGAATAAACATCCGTCCGCTCGCTTGATCTAGCTGCAAGCTCATAATTGCCCGGTCGGTCAATTTCACCCAATCCAGAATTTTGAGCGTTGGCCCATGTTGTTGCAGCTGGATAAGTTGCCCATGTCAATGCCTGTGGCACCTCTTGCCATGAATCAAATAAGACATTTTTCAAAATGTCATAGATTTGATCGCCATCAAATTTTTTTGCAAGCACGCCATTTGTCAATGCTTTTGGCAAACGCGCCAAAGCACCCAAAGCAATGATTTTGATGCGTTGCGCATAATCAACCGATCCGATCTCAGCTACTGAAACGCCTACATCCACAACCGATCCGCCAAAGATTGGCACAAAAGTAGCTGTGGAATCTTGCAATTCAATGGTAAGCGAATCATTGATGTTGATTGCCACATTTGATTTGTCAAGGTTGATAATCTCCAGATTGGTGTATCCGGCCTGAGCTTGTTCATAGATATTTGATCGACCGCTGGAAATCGTGAGGTTTGCCAAAATGGCGGTTTGGTATTCAACACCTCCGATGATTACTTTCCATACTGGATTAAAAATGCTCATGATGAGAATTGAAGGCTATTTGCGCCGCCTGTGCCGCGATAGAAGCTGTTATTTAACACATCGATGATGCTGCGTGCTGTGCCTTCCGGATCGATCGCACCAGTCACATTGATGTTGATGGTGTTTCCGCTTGATCCACCCAAACGATTGTTCGGCGTAATGTTGCCGTTTGAATTAGGCGTAAACAATTCTGGCCCACGCTCTCCGACAAGATATGAGGTTCCAGACCTAACAGGCCCCCCGGAAGCTCGACCGCCGCCAAATGCGCTTTCAATGACTCCGCCGATGCCTTTGACCAATGGATTACCTGTGATCAAATTGATAAACTGTTGGAGGATGTTAAATGCTCCAGTAATGAAACCAACCAAACTTGCAAAGCCGCTTACTAAAGTGCCCACGACATTGCCAACTGTTTCAAGTGCTAATTTGAAAGCACCTCCCAAAATAGGAGCAAGATAGGTTTTGATGAATTCCCAAACCTTTTTCAGTAGGTTGAAAAATGGTTGCAATTCCTCAGAATTATCGGAAATGGCTGTTTTGATTGTGACAAATGCGTTTTTCAATCCCACGAGAATTGGGCCGACAACTGTGCCAATAGCTGGAATCACCTCGGTAAATAGGAAATTCCACCATTTGACCAAGACCGGCAAAAGCTCATCCCGAATAAATGTAAAGATTTGGGCAAATGCTGGCCCCAATGTCTTGCCCAAAGTATTTGCAAAATCTGTAATTGCCGGGATGCCTTTATCAACAAAAGTGCTCAGCAATGGCGTGATGGCATCTAATACATAAGATCCGACAGTCTCTTTTGCTTCATCAAATGCCACATTAAGCCTTGCCATTTTGCCAGCAAATGTCTCAGCCTGTGTCGATGCCTGTCCTTCAAATGTGGCAGCTAATGCGGCTGCGGCAGCATCAAAATCCTTTGATTTGATTATATTTTCATCAAGTGGCACACCGAGTTTTTTCAATGCTCCAAAATTACCATCATAGGCTTTGGCAAGTGCCTCGGTTACAGCTGATAAATCCTTACCTGTGCCAGCTGAAACATTGAGTGCCAATTGTTGCAATTTCTGTGCTTCGCTGACATTTTGCGTGCTTCTCACGAGTCGATCGAGCGATGGCCTCAAAACATCATCCGTGATGCCTGTTGCTAAAGCTGTTTGAGTCACATAATTTTCCGTGGCAGCGATTTGAGCTTTGGTCGCTCCTGTGACATTTTGTAATGTAGTGGCCAATTTTGCCTGTGCGGCTTCATCTGCAATGGCAGATTGCACACCATCAATGAGCAATTTGCCGGCATAAGCTGCGGCAGCTGCTCCAGCTACGGCAAAAGCTGCACCGGCTTTTTTAGCAAATCCACCGAGTTTTGATCCAAAACCTTCAACCTCTGTTGCTCCAGCTGTTAAATTCTTTTTGAGGTTATCAATATCGGCTAAAATTGATAACTTGAGTGTCCGTGATCCGCCTACCGCCATTTCACCACTCCTTCAAAATCTTTGCAAAAGCCTGTTCCCATTGAGCGATGATCTGAGGTTGTTCAGCTCTCAATGTTGGATAGATAAAGTATCCTCTCGACCCACGACCTTGACGGCCTGACCACACCGGAAATTGTTTGAATTTATTTGATCCGAATTCATAACCGCCCCACAGCGATTGAGTTGTGCCGCCGCCGCTAAATTTCTGAGATACAAAACCAAATGACATTTCACCGACTTTGGATGACTTGCTTACGCGAGATCCGGCTGCAATACGGCTGGCAGCTTTATTTGGGCGGCTATTAGCTGCACCAATAATTTTGGATTGCAGAAAAGTAGCCAATCCATTTGAAACGGCTTTGGCTTCGGCAACAGCTCGATCGTCCATGCCTTTGAAAGCACCGATGATCCCACGCAAATCACTCTTGTCATAAGTGATCGTCTCATTTGCCATTTTGTATCCTTAAAATTTCAATCGCGGTTAAAACATCCTCAGCTGTTTGAAACTCTGATCGTGACAATCCTGTGGCAATCGCTAATTCCCAAATCGTCCGGTTTATAGATCCGGATTGGTAACTTTTGGGTTTGCGGTTTCTCCCATGTCAATGTCAGTCACAGTCTCACACCACACCTCAAATGGCTTGACAGGCTTTCCAGCTGCCTCGCGCTTCATTGCGTGATATGCCAAAAACATGAGATCAGCAATGCCCAATTTCTCAGATACTTGCTGAATAGTGTTTCCGGTTTTCTGTTCCCATTTCATCCACTCCGGTGGGAGCGCGGTATAGGTTGCGCTCTCCCCGGTGGTGAATTCAATTGTAATTGCTAGTTTCATGCTCCCGATCTCCTTTGTTAGCTAATTGTCAAAACAGGTGTTGTCACACAGGTGAAAGCCAATGAGACAGTTTGTGCATCTGGTGCTGTTCCTCCAGCTGATGGAAAGATTGGTTGCACAGAAAACGCAAATGATGCGCCTGTATCTGATACGAGTACAACCGGCAATGCTGTGTTAGGTGTCGATGCGGCAGCTTGCCACAATCCTTCGCAAAGTGAACCAGCTGCGCCCCAATCGGCAAGCATTTCAACGGCAAATGATCCTTGCGAATCTGTCGTGAAATAAGCCTTTCCATCGAGTGTCTGATATGTATTGATAGTTGATTCAACAGTCAATGTTGCTGATGTGGCCTGTGCATCGAAATTATCACCATCAATGGTGAAAGTGATGTCTCTGCCGGTGATGATTGTTGTTGGCATGATTTCTCCTTAG